TTTGACGAACACTTGGTCATGTTGATGGACTGTGATATGTACTATAGACTGTATAAAAATCATGGAGATCCAGTTGTCCTAAAGGATATACATATATCGAATAGAGAACATAGAAACCAAACACAAAGATCAAACGAACACCTCATCCCTGAGGAAATTGATTACTTGAAAAACAAACACTTAGTATGACTATAGGATTCAACCATCTCGGAAGACACGGAAGATTAGGCAATCAGATGTTCCAGTATGCTGGACTTAGAGGTATCGCTGCTCACCGTGGATTTGATTTTATGATACCAGAGAGTGACTTCAATGATGAGTGGAATGATCATCAGTTATTTGAGGCGTTCAAACTCAAGGGTCTAACAAATATAGGTGTATGTCCTGGTCCGTATGTACAGGAAGCACACTTTCATTTCGATCAGAATTTATACGATAATATGCCAGACGGACACAATGTCTATGCATATTTGCAGAGCACAAAATATTTTGATATTATAGAAGAAGAAATACGACAGGACTTTGAGTTCAAGAATGAAATCAAAGCACCATGTGAAGATATGATCTCGACTGTTCAAGATCCAATCGCACTACATGTACGTCGTGGTGATTACATACAAAATTGTGACAACCATCCACCTTGCCCCAAAGAATATTATGATACTGCATTGTCAAAGTTTGATAAGCGTCGTTCAGTGGTTATTTTTTCTGATGATCCTCAATGGTGTAGCACTGAGTTCCCTGATGACAGGTTCCTTATCTCAGAAGGTGGAGACAATCTTGCAGATTTGTGCATGATGTCTATGTGTTCTGATTTTATTATTGCTAACTCATCATTCTCATGGTGGGGGTCATGGTTGAGTAAGAATCCTGATAAAAGAATTATCGCTCCTAAAAAATGGTTTGGCACAGGATACACTAAAAATCATGACACATCTGATCTATACTGTGATAACTGGGAGGTATTATGATTACACCTAAAGTTGTGAGAAGATTTGATCTCTCCAAAACCACATTCATAATTCCACTCAGAATTGAGACAGAAGATCGTATGAGAAATATTATAACGACACTGATATATCTCACACGAAATTTTAATACTAAAGTAATTGTCAAAGAGGTTGATAAAGAATCAATATATGAGCGTGAAGTTTTACCTTTATTAGAGCAAGCATTAGAACCAGATATGCTTGCATCTATTCATCATATTTTTGAGCAGAGTGATGAGTTCACATTTCATAGAACAAAGATACTCAATGACATGTTATGGATGGTAGACACTCCTGTTGTAGCAAACTATGATAGTGATATATTATTACCTCTTGAATCATATATCAATGCAACAAATATGATATCAAAGGGGTGGGTGCATCCTGATGCAGAAGGATCTAAACCTGTGAAAGTAATATACCCATATGGATATGGTAACTATCAATGGCAATGTCATGTTGGTGATAATGAGGTAACAAATTTTATAAACTCTGGGTTCAATTTTGAATACTTCAATGGTCACATGAGACAGTGGGATGCTAAGTATGGATTCTGTCAATTCTTTGACACTGAGGAGTATAAAAAATTAGGTGGTGAGAATGAAAATTTTGTAGCGTACGGATATGAAGACGATGAGAGACACTTTAGATTCAATTTACTATCAAGCGTTGGTAGAATACATGAGTATGTTTATCATCTAGAGCATGGTCGTACAAAAAACTCATGGTTCAACAATCCATACTGTGAAGATAATAAAAAATTATGGGAAATATTGAAAGTAAAAGGTAAAGAATCTCTCACCAAATATTATCAGGAGATAGATTATATCGAAGAAAGAAATGGATAGAAATAAAGCAGTACATAAGTTAGCAAATTTTCCTCCTGTTCTGTGGATCAATCTTGATAGATTTCCTGACAGAAAAAAATATATGGAGGATCAGTTTGACTACTGGCAAATTAAAAATCATCATAGAATTTCTGGTATTGATGGTGCTGAGTATGAGTCTTACCTCAAGGGAACAGTCCCACCGAGTATGAATGATGGTGAGATAGCATGTGTCATGTCTCATCTATCTGCACTTAAATATTTTATTGAAGAGACTGATCATGATGAGATTATTATCATGGAGGATGATGTTGATCTCTCACTCGCAGGTCATTGGAATTTTACATGGAAAGATATAAGACGTAGAGTACCCATAGCATTTGATTGCTTACAATTGACAATTATAAATCCAAATGGTATAACCTTAAAGTTACATCATAGATTTATCAATGACTTTTCTGCTGCTTGCTACCTTATTACTCGTCATCATGCAAGTAAACTTCTCAAACTTCACCAGAGAAAAACGCAGTGGAAACTCGATCAAAACATCAGACCAAGAGCAGTCTCGGAAGACTTGATTCTTGACAGTGGTAAATCATATGCCACACCACTATTCAATTACAGATTGGATATGGGTTCTGCAATTCATGAAGAACACATTGAGATCTTTCATAAGAATAGTAATCATGCACTGACAGAATTTTGGAGAGAGAATGGTGCTGATGTAAAGATCGAAGAGGTGATGCAATTAGATGAATATTGTGGTAGAATACCACCAGTAGTCTACATAAATCAAGGAAAGGAGGAAGAAAAACAACCTGAGTTTACAGGTATGGTTGACCATGGTGCAATAGGTGTCTTTGATAATTTTGTGAAGTGGGAGTTTTGTGATTCTGTCATAGATTCTTTTGAGTTCTGGTATTCTAAAAAGCATATAAAAAAAGAAAATGTTGAAGTCAAGGTGACATCTTTCAAGGGTAAAGAATTGACACTTGATCCTCTTAGTGAAGGTCAAAAACAATTCAATCATAATACTTTATCAAGAAAAGATGAACAATTATATCTTGAGATTGCTGACCCTTCCCTTGCAATGGAAATCAATCAGGTAGTGGGTGCATGCTTTGAGATCTATGCAAAAAAATATAAAGGTATTTTAGATTCATCTGATCCTGTTTCATCATGGACATGTAAAATACAGAAGACAAATTCTGGTGGTGGATATCATATATGGCATTCAGAGAATGGTAGTTTTCTTTATAGAGATAGAGTTGTGACATGGATGATATATCTCAATGACATACCACCTCAGAATGGTGGTGCGACTGATTTCTTTCATCAAGAAGTATCATTTCAACCAAAGAAAGGAACTGTGGTGTTGTGGCCAGCAGCATATACACATGTGCACAGAGGTGCTTTTCTTACAGGTAATATATCTAAGTACATAGCAACTGGTTGGTTCTCCCGTGAACCTGGTGAAGTTACTAATAGAAAACTTGGAGAGTTGTCAGGTCAATTAGCACCGAAAGATAAATTGAATGGATGATAATCTATACTGCGATAACAAATGGTTATGATAAGTTATCACCTCCTCCAATAGCAGATGATTTTTTATTCATCTGTTTTTATGATGGCGATAAACCTGACGTGGATGGGTGGATTTATATACCACTTGAGATAGAAGAGAAATGCCCTGTACGAAAATCATATCACCCTAAACATTGTCCACACTTATACTTTGATAAGAATGCCAAAACAGTATGGATAGATGCATGCTACCCCATATCTGATTACATTTTAGATGTGTCTAGAAATCTTTTTGAAGAGCATGATTTTGTTCTCCAAAAACATCCAGAAGAGAGAACACTCTTCAAAGAATTTCAAAAGTTATATGAGCATGGATTCTCTACTAAAGAAGAGATCCTTGATATGTGTAAAAGGATAAAGGAGATTGGATATCCAATCAAATACTATAATCAAACAATTAATAGTCTTATTTGGAGAAGACTT